ATTACTTCCCAAAGGTAATCTAAGGGTTACATTATCAAAAGAAGAAGATAAAGAATTACCTGCATACATAAAGGGTTCTAATGAGTGTTGTGTTAGAATTTTATCTGATAATAATTCACCAAAATGGTATCTTAATTCTTGAAACGAACCTGAATATCTTAAAGTGTCTATTAAATTATAAGCTGCTGCTGGGTTTGAAGGGACTCCTCCTAAAAAAGCAAAATCTGCTCCCCCACTACCTCCACCACTAAATGGGTCCCCAAATGTTAAAGCTCTGGCAGCTTGACCTTGAAGAATAGTTGCTGTGTGTTTAGTTGTATTTTTTAAGAAATTTGTTTGATAAGCACCAAATTGAATGTCTGCTGAACCTCCTTGAGTTCCTAAAGTACCTAAATGGATATTCCAAAAATCCCCATTATAAACAGGAAAATTAGAAGTTGAAGCTGCTATTGCGTTATTTATATATAAATCTATTTTACCATACTGAGTTGAATCTCCTGAAGAAGATATGTCATTTCCTGTGTATGGTGTTAATACTAAATGTGGATCTTTAGTCGCATCACTACCTGATAAACCAAATAAATGATATTGTTCAATTGATCTAAATGGTTTTATTCTAAATTCTACTGTTTTAGCTGATGAAAATTCAGAATGTGGTGACCAAGGTGTTTTTATAAAATGTCCTGTTGTACCTGAATCTCCTGTTAGTGAGTGGGCATATTTATCATAACTAAAAGTTTTATATCCTGATTTGTCTTTTACAGAACCACCATACTCTTTTATATTTAAAATAGTTGATGGTAAACCATAACAATTCATTAATGCATGTATTCCTCTTTCTGTTCCTTTAGTTTTTAAAAGGTAGGGAGCATTGTGGTATAATCGTTTCCAAATACTTTTAGTAATATCTTCTTTAGGTAATGAACCAGCATTTGAAGATGTTATTAATGATTGAGACACAGGTGTGTCATAAAAAGCACTTCCATGACTTCCTTCTCCTAAAATATATTCTATTAAATTAGCATTTTCAAATTGATCAAATGTTTCTACACCTAAACTTTTTAAAGCTAAATACACCATATTTTTAGATACTCCATCTGTGTGGTGTGTATTTTTCTGTTGTGTTATATGGTGGATGTGTGTCCATATTTGATCAAAATGATGTCCCACCATATTTGTAAATAATAATCCTTGATTATTATCTTCATTGTCTGCTATGTGTTTAGGTACTAAATGTACTAAACTGTGGGGGTTTTGTCTGTCAAATAAAGATGCAGATAATAATTGGCCCCCATAATAAGATGATGCTTCGTTACCATTACCCATCCAAAGTTGTGCTTGAGGAGAGGTTGTACTGTATAATGTGTGAGGGGTTGTTGTAGTAGATTTAGGCCAAGCAAATGTTCCTGAAGTAAAGTATAAGAAACTTTCATACCCATCAAATCCCTTTATTAGATTTGTTTTTTTATCTTGTATAGTATGTTTGTTTTCTAATACTGCTGCACTTCCTGAAGTAGATCCTGATATAGTATTTATATTAGCTATTTGTGAGTCGTATAATTCAACTAATTCTAATTTATATTTAAAGTTTTTTAAACGTTCAGTTGCATTACCAAAATGTACAAAATTTTCAAAATGGTAAGCTACGTCTAAAGAAGCAGTGTCTGTTATTTCTCTTATATAATCATACTGAATGTTAGGTACTTCACTGTTTTCTAATTGTTGAAGTAAATGTTGGTAAGAGGATGTAAGAGAATATTCTAAAGATTTATCAAATGTTTTATATTGTGAAGGAATACTATTTAATAGCCTAGTATCTACATTATAATTAGGACCTTGTAATTGAATAGATGTATCTACAGTTTCAGGTTCTCCTAAATCTATATCCATAGAAACAGGATCTGTTATTTCTGTTGCTATTCTAAATTTTCCTCCTACTTTTATAGAAGAATCTAAAGGTTCAAATAATTTAATTAATAGTTCAGGACGCTTATTATTTAAAGCTATATTAATTCCTAATTCATTATTATTATTACCAAAATTAAGTACAAAATCTCTAAAAAATGGAGATTCTTCTATTCTACTTATAAATACTCCTAATTGTGTTCTTACTTCATTATTATCATTATAAGATACTCTTAATTCTTGTCTTGAAGGTGAAATTTCTTTAACAGTAAATATTCTTCTAAAACTATTAAGAATTTGTTTCTTTTGAATATTTAAAATTAATTTATATTGCCCCGCTGAATAATTTAAATTTGTAAGAACATCTACAGGATTAACTGTAAAGTTATTTATTTTACCTCCTGTGGTGTTTGCTGAAGGTGTATCATAATCTTGAAATTCATTTATTGATTGAAGTAATTGACCATTTGAATTATACACATGTAATTCTACATAATCTTCAGGTGCCCCAAACTTTCTAGATAACATTCTAGAAGTTGCATTTGGAATTTGTGAAGTTTCTATTCTTTCTAATGTGTCATAATCACCTCTTGTAGGAGTAGAATACTGTGTGTTTGATTGGGCTTGATTTTTAGCATTTTTAAGTGCTATTTCTTTAGCAAATTGAATTTTATCATTGCCTTTAGGCATATAAATGTCTCCATTATCAATTTTATCTATTATATTATTAATATCTTTAATAGATGATACTTGAGCCTTTATACTTTTTTTTGCTTTTAATATTTTCTTTTTAAATGATTTCATTTAATTATGTATATTGTGTTCCTCTACCATCACTGCTATTAAATCTTTTTACAACATCTGTTAGGCTACCTTTTCCTACTTCCCATCCTCTAAATTGGTTTATAGCACTGTCAGATATAGCTTCAAAATTGTCTTCAGTTAATGTTTCATACATTTCTGTTATACCTTCAATTGTAGTTGTTTGGTTACTTTTAATATTTTGGTAAATCATCTTATATGCTGCTAGTTTTCTTCTGGCTTTTTTTAATTCTCTAGATGCTACTTGTTTTTCTATTTTTGCTTCGTCTCTTTCTGCTTGTGTGTAAGCGTTGTCTGAATCATTTTGGTATTTGTAATAAAGATTTTCCATATTTCTTTCTAAATCCCAAGCTTCAACAATTTCTTTTTCTAAAGCTTTAGAATAATCTTCTAAATTATCATATCTATCTGGGTTTGCTTTATAATCTGTTGGGTCTAATTTTACTGCTATTGCTTTAGGTGATTCTTGTAATCCACCTCCTATGTCTTCTATGTCTAACATAGGTCCTGGTTTTATTTGAGCTACTATATTAGATGGAGTTGGTTTTACTATACCCATCTCGTAATCATCATCTGATTCTTTAAAACCTAAAGCTACTTTTAGGGCTTTCCAAACTTGACCTGGTCTTCCTCCTACTATTTGTCGTCTTTTACCTCTTTCCATAAAGAAATAACTTCCTCCTTTATTTTTAGATAATACAGTTCCATTAGGGTAGAAGGGATGTTCTTCAGGATTTTTTAATGATTCTATTTCTTCTTCTAAGTCTGTGATTTGATTTTCTAATGATTCTATTTTAGCGTCTCTTTCTTCAAACATGTCTAAATACTCACCACTTGTTTCTAATATATATTTGTGTGATTTTTCTTTTCCTTCTTCAGGTATATCATAAAACATTTCTTCATAATCTTTAAAAAAACCATCTAAATTTTTCTTTTTTGGTTTATTTAATTCTGAAAAATTAGTGTCTAAATTATCTCTAACTCCCTGAGCTCCATACACATCTTTTTCAATAATAATTGCTTGGTTATTATTAGGAGGAGTTAGAATTTCAGGTAAGTTTTCAGGAATTCTTATTTGATTTTTATAAATGTCAGCCATTATCTTACTACTTTAAAAATATAATCTTCATCAAATATTTGAATACCATCATTGTTGTCTGTTCTAAATTGGAATTTGTAATAACGTTCTGGTTGTAATCCATTCATATATAAATCAAAATACATACCTTCACTATCTGCACTTAATTTTGTATTTGTAGTATCAAAAGGGATTATTACTTCATCTGTTTCCCCATCTCTTAAACTATAATAGCTTGTTGATGGTAAATATTGAGTATCTATATAATTTGATGTTGTTGTAAATGTTCTGTCTGGGTATCTTTTTCTTGTAGTTAATCTAAAACGTTGTTTTGATTTTCTTTGATATTCTTCTTTATTATTATATAATGCTAAAAATATATCTCCACTAGTTAAAATAGTACCACTATGAGAATAAGATGAATCATCCCATTTAAATGTTAATTTAGGTGGGTAAATTGTATGTGTGTCAGTAGAAAAATAAGCCATTTCACCAAAACTACTTGATGTGTTTTCTTCTACTATTTCTGGGTGTTTTATAATAAAACCATTATTATATATTCCTGTTGGATATGTTTGGCCCCCAAATAAACTTGCTGAATGTTTTAATACTATTGAAGTTACATCTAAATTTACATCTAAATCATCTCCATTTAAAAATTGTTGAGTTGAATAAAAACCACTACCTGTGTACCATTCTCCTCCCCCTTCTGTAATTCCACTAGCTATTAAAGATCCTGAAGTTCCTACTGCGAAAGGAGTTGTTGTAGTACTTGTTGCTCCTTGCACTGAAAAATTACCTACTGAAGATGTAAATACTGATTGGTTATTTCCACTTATAGAACTGGTTGTTATTGTTACATTAATTCCTGTAGAAGAACCGGATAATAATAAAGTAGATGCAGGTGTAGCACTACTCGTGTTATATGATGCAGTTATATTAGTTAATGAAGAAGATGCATTTATTATTGATGCTAAATTTATTCCAAAAAGATCAGTAGATGAACTTATTTGTACAAAAAATTCTGAATCATTATTATCAAATAAAGAAGAAGAAATAACAGGCACATAATCTACCCCATTAATAGTTAATTCCATAGAAGAACCTGATGGTAGTTCATTTATGTTTATAGATGAAGAACCAAAAGTTAATCCTGTTGTTATAACGGATCCTGTTAGCCATGTTGATTTTTCAATATCATTATCTCTATAAACCCAAGATGTTCCATTTGATGTAATAGGTACATCTGTAAATCTTCCTGATCCTTCATTCCACGATCTAGACACTGCGTAAGCTTCTACATTTAAGGTTGTTGTTAAATTTTTATGTTCAGCTGAATATAATTCTATAGAAGAAGTAAATGTAGAAGATCCGATTTTGTTTTCAATTACATCTTTTATTTCTTCATTATTGAATTTAATAAGAATTCTTGAAGGATAATATCGTTGGTCAGAAGTTCCTCTTTCTTTTACAATTTCAAGAACCTCATCATGCCCTGCATTCATTTTTATTCTGTCAGGGTGACTGTATATTGTTGTGTCTTTTTCGGGAAAAATTGAATAATATGCCATGTTAGTATGTTGTTACACGTCCTTTAATATCTAAATCTGGATATTTTATTTCAAATATACTAGGATCTAATGATGGGTATATTACACCACTTCTTGTAGCTCCTTCTATATCATATTTGTATTGGGAATATCCTTTGTCTTCACCTGCTAAGTTAATAATGTCAAATTTTTGTACTGAAATTACTCCTTGTACATTACTTATTAAATTCATTGCTTCACTAATTATAATAGGTTGATTAATTTGCCATTTGTCTACATTAAAATAGTCTTTTAATTATGTTATACAATCTAATAATACTTGTTGGTTATTATATGATTTAAAAGTTACTATTTCAAAATCTAACCCAATATTAATAGGAAATGCGTTTTTAATATTTACTGCATCTGTTAACATTCTATGTTGTTCTAAATAAGTTGCTAAATTATTTTTTGTAGCATTATTTAAAGTAGTTAATTGTTTATTATTATTGTATCCTGAAACATATAAATTTAAAGCTAATGGATTAGGTATACGATTTGGTTCTGTTGTTAATGGTGTTATTTGGTCATCTTGTGTTATATAAGCTTTAGCTATTCTACCAAATTTAGAAGGCATAGAATAAGTTCTTACAATATAATCATTTTTAGTTACTGCTCTTTGTTGAGATGAAAAAGCAGCCATTGTATTCATCCTGATTTCTTCTACTGTATCTCCTCCTCCCCCTCCTGTTGCTGCTTCAGGATTAGTAGTTACTATTGATTCTCCTATAAAATTAGCTGTTCCCACTACTAAATTAGGTTTTTGTGTTATATTTAATAGCTCATTTTTAGTAATTGTATTTGCAGATACATTTGCCCTTATGCCTCCTCCTACTAAATAATTAACTGTTAGTGTTGTGTTTGAAGGAGCTTCTCCATATGTTCCTGTGTATAAGAAATTTGAGGGGTCAAATGCTGTATTTATTTTGCTAGATCCGTCTTTAAGCCCTAATCCTATATTATTTGGGTTGGGGATTATTTGTTCATCATCTTTATCAGATACTCCTGATCCAAAAGATAATTGTAGAGTTCCATCTGCTAAAAATCTAGTTATAAAACGTTTTGGTACTTTTTTTAATTTTAAAAGATAAGGAGTTTGATTATTATATTGACTTAATTCAGGATCATTTGATCCTATATTTTCTATGTCCTCAAATAAAGTATCTTGAGCCATATAAGGAACTTCTGTCCATTTATTACCGTCTGAATCCGTTATTGATTCTATTCCTATAATATTACTATCTATTAGATTTATATTTAAGAATTTTTGGGATATTCCTACAGGAAAGGTTTGTGATTTAAGATCTGCTTGAATTACTTTTGCTTTCTTTTTTAATAAAAAATATTGTGGGTTATTGTTATTATCTAATTGATAAACATTAGTTTCCGTTGGATCGAAAGAAGAAGATACTTCAAAATCTATTCTGTTTTCTAATCTAAATACCGGACCTTCTGTCGATGCGAATAAGGATCCAGGATTAACTTTTAAAGCGTAATCAAAATCAGGTTTGTAAGTATTACTAACTATTTTAGCAGGTAATAATTGAAATATATCTAAATCAGTTGTTGCTGTGGTTGTTATTTTAGGTCTATACCCCATTGCATAAGCTAAGTGGTATAGATTTTCTTTTTCTTGTGCTAAAGCTAAAAATGTTTCTTGTAATTGGGTGTCAGTGTAAAATGATAATACATCACCTACATAAGCTGCCATTTCTAAAAACATCATACCTGGAGAGCCTTCACTAAAATCGTTGTAAGTATTAGGATAATATACTTTAGTAAATTCTACTAATTGTTGTTTGAAAGTATTAAAATCTTTATTTAAATACCTTACATCTTTATCTTGCGATTTATTTGATAATTTAGTATAAGCCATTATTGAAAGTTAAGTTGTATTGAATCTTCCTCATCATTTATTATAAATTTATAAGTTAATCTTATATATAATGTATGACTATCTGGAATTAATTGTATTATTAAATTTGTTATGTCTACTTCAGGAACATAAAAAGCACATTGGTCTTTTATTCTACCTTCTAATTCATCTTCTTTAATTTGGTTTTCAAATAAAAGTTTTTTTAATCCTACTCCAAAATTAGGTTCCATTACTCTTTCTCCTGGTTCTGTTAATAGTACATTTATTAGATTACTCTTTGCTTGATCTTGAGTAGTATATGAAGAATTAAAAACAGCATTTCCATTAAAAGGAAAGACAACTCCTATCGCTATATTATCATTTAAATCTAGCGGATTAATATTTATTTGTTGTCCTACCTCTTGTGCCATTTATTAATTTCCTTTTTTCTTAGCTATTGCTTTCATTAAACCACTATAATCTCTTGTCACTGCATTTGCTACTTCTGGAGGCATACCTGCTGTGTCCATAGGTAAAGATCCACCACCTGCAAATGGTTGTGATAAACTTACAGGTGATTGAGCTGTTTGTGTGTTTGTGTCTCCTGCTGCTGTTTCATTTAATAGATCATTTAATGCACTGTTAGATGTGTATTGCTGTTTAGGGCGTTGTGTTCTTTGGTTTAAAGGAGCACTACCCATTATTTTTTCTCTTAAAGAATTTTTTGTTTCTTCTGGAACTTCTACTATTCTTTCAGTGTGTTCTACTATTGTTGGTTTTAATTCATCACGTAAATCTTCTTTAAGTGATTTGATTTCCCTGCGTAACGCATAATCGATTTCTTCTCTAACTACTTTTCTAATTAGATTTTCAAAAGTTTTTGCTTTCATGTTGTTAATAATGTTTTGTTAATAAATATAAGTTTTTTAAACTTTATAGCGTCTATATCCTACCATTTCAAATTTGGCATTAAATATTTTTTCTATAATTTCTTGGTTTCCTGTTAGTTGTAAGTTTGTTAATATAGAATCATAAACTTCTGCTAATGGATCTGAATAGTCAAATGGATCTTTTAATTCTAAATCTTCAAAAGGGTTTGATGATGTATTGTTGTTATTGCTATTACTGTCGTATCCTGGATATTGCATTCCTGCTAGAAAGTCTTCTGGTGTTTGACCATTTACTATATTTTGTGTTTGTGACCCATCTCCACCTGGATTTGAAACTGAGCATTTATTTAAAAGTAATAAAAATAAAGTTTCAAGCATTTGAATTAACATTTTTACTAAATTTAATAATGCTACTATTGCTGCTATTCCTTTTAATATTAAAGCTAATAATTTATTTGCTTTATCTCTAGGATAATTTAAAGCCTTCATAAATGATTTTGATAATATCTTTAAAATTGATACTTTACCTTCAGCAAAGGTTGCTGCTTTATCTGCCAATATTATAGGGCCTGAGGGTGCTGTAGAGGGTGGGGGTATCATTCCTACTCCTTTTATTAATATTTTTGCAGCCATTACTACTTTTTGTAAAATACTTATTATAGCTGCTACTGTGGCTATTAATGCTGCTATTTTTGCTAGTATAGCTAATACTGATTCTATTAATGCTTGTAGTTTTTGGAGTGCTTTTTGAGATTTTTCTAAAGCTTTTTTAATTTTGTTAGCAAAATTTTTAATTTTTTTATAATCCTTTTCTGCTTTATTTACTGTTGATTTTGTACATAATTGACTAGTAAATTTGTCTTTTAAGGTGTCAGGAGTAGGTAGTTTACTTTTGTATTTTAAAACAGATTTTTTTCCTTCATCTCTAAGTTTAGATTTTGCTTTTTCAAGAAGTCCTTGATTTTTAATTAATAATTTTTGAATTACTGCTTGCATATTATTTTATTTTCCATACATATTATCTGTAGGTAATTTAACTCTATCACTTTTAAATAAAGGTATATTAGTTCGTATATTTGCTATTTGTTGTTTTGTTACGTTAAATATAGGTGTTCCACTAGGTACGTTAGGTCCTACAGGGGGTGCTATACAATAAGGAGGATATGTAAATTCTAAGGTAAATAACACATCTTCTAACATATCACACATATCATTCAATATTTTTTCTAGTTCGTTTCCTAAAACTGCATTTTCAGCAGGTGCGTTTTTATCTCCTTCTAATCCTAAATGAATATTATTTGAATTTATTATAAAATTACCTTCATCTCCTGTGTCAAAATGAATGTGATTATTAGCGCTAAAAGCCATGTGTTTATTAGAATAAACTAATAAAGAATCATTTTTAGCATTAAATAATAATCTATCAGAGTTTATTACTACTTGCTTACCTTCATATTCGTATGGTTGTTTTGGATTTTCCATTATACTAAGTTTTGTTTTGCTCTATCTATAGCCATATATTTAGTTTTTCCTCCCCCTCTTCTCTTATTACCATAATGTGCTAAGATATTTTCTCTAGAAGTATATACATCTGTAT